ACATCCATCATCTATGCAAAATAACCAAGGTAATAATGCAAATCAATCTTCTGAAAGTGGTCCAGTTGCTTGGCACGGCGGAGAAATGGGCTCATCTTACTCAGACAATTATTCTTTCTTAGATAGCGATACATCAGCTCAAGGTGATGGTGGTTCTAGATTATCTCATAATTTTGAATTTTTAGGTGGTAATGCTTCAAATTCACAAATAAATACACCAGGTGATAATTCATCTCAAGATTCATCTAGAAATGTACAAAAAGATGAATTAACTCAAAATATGGAGAGAATGATGCAACAACGGGATTCAGAAGTACCACAAGGTATAAACCGAATTTAAGAATTACCATTTCTTATCTTTTCTATTATTTCTGTTGTTGAAGTTTCTGTGCAGTAATCTATTTCTTTAAATTTTCCCATTTTTTTAGCTATCGAGAAAAATTCATCTTGATTCTTTGCGTCTTCTATATTGCTAAAACCATGTACAATATAATCTATTTCATTTTTCCTTATAAAATCTTCTGTAATTATTAATGGTGCATTTTCAATTACTTTATCTACACATTTAATATTTTTTATTATTTCGACTCGATGTTTATTATTAATAATTGGTAATCTTTTATAACTATTCGCTGTTTCATCGTTAATAACACCAACAAGTAAATAAACATCTTCGAATAAATTCTTACATTTCAAGAATGATTGCAAGTGACCATAATGAAACAAATCAAATATCCCATCAATATATATTCTCATATAAATAACATATTTTTTTATTTAATAAATATTTATTAAGTAAAAATTTCATCTAAGTTTAAAAATCAACCTATACCAAATTAAAAGCATATTTATTATAATTTAATTAAATACTATTGTCTTACATTTTATAATTACTAAAATAAATATAGGTTAAGAATACGTAAAAAAAAAATCTATTGATAATAATATATTGGTATAATGTTCCAAAGTACGTTTAGCCATAATACTGAAAGTAATACTAATAATGATATAAAAGAAATTAATATTGATTCCCTCGAAACTATGGAAATTGGAAATGAATTATTTAATCAAGAAAATGAAGAAAATAAAGAAAATGAAGAAAATGAAGAAAATGAGGGAGAAAGTATTAAAACCATTACAGAAGATAGAGAAGATAAAAATATTGAGGGAGATATTCATGAAAATAAAAATGAAATACTTAATAATGAAGATGACGATGAAGATGAAGATGAAGATTTAAGTGAAATAGTTCCAGGAGATGATGATGATGAGTCTGTTCAATACGGTGGTTCAAAAAAAAAATTAAGTGATTCAGATGATGAACCATTAGGTGCTGATTCAGAAGATGAACCATTAGGTGCTGATTCAGATGATGAACCATTAGGTGATGATTCAGAGGATGAACCATTAGGTAAAAAATCTGATTCTGATGATAAAACATTAGGTTTAGATGAAGATTCTTCTGCAGATGATACTGAACAGAATGAACCACTATTTCTAGATACAAATGAAGATGATGGACAATCTTGGGCAGATATGGCTGAAGAACAACTTGAGGAAAAAATAGTCAATGCATCAGATTATCCAGATAAAATACCAGAATCAACTACAAATATAGGCAATGTTAAAGTAGGTGATATTATTTTATTGCTAGAAAAAAGTGACAAATGGCCAATAAAAAAATCAGGGAATAAATTTCATGGATGGGATGGAACAGTTATATTTAAGTCAGATGACAAAGTAACTTTAAACAACTATGTTGAATATAAATCTCAAAAAAATGAAGATATACAATATATTACACTAGACATATCTGAGAAAAATTTGAATAAATACGGTATTAATGAAGTAAGAATAATTGAAAAAACTTTATGTAATGGGTACATGGATATTCATGATATTAGGAATGGTTCTAAAGTAAGAATAGTTACAAAAGACAAAAAACATACATTAAGTAATAAAAAAGGTACTATTATAAATGTCCCAGATATAGATAATATAATAATCGGTTTTGATGATGATACTCAGGACTTAGATTTAGATTTATCTCAGGGAATTGAATATGAATCCTTTATCCAAGATATACTTTTAGATGAACAAAATGAAAAATTTGCTGAAATAGAGGAAATAGAAATAATGGATGATGAAGAATTAGTTGAATTAATAGATAAACAGAATATTCCAGAATCTGAAAGATTATTTACTGAAAATGAGCAATATGATGATCTTTTTTGCGAATTAGTATCAAAACTTTCGAAAAAAAGTAAAATAAATGAACAGAAAATAAGAAAGCAGATTGAAAAACTATCTATGCTAAAATATAATTTAACTAAATATTCTCCTGAATACGATCAAGTAATTGGTGTTAATACAAAAGATAATGATTATAGTCCATTTATAAATAATTTACTAGATGGTAAATTAAATAATAAATTAATAATACCTATTATTAGTGAGAAGAAAAAAATATATATTGATGGTGATGAGGAAGAACAGGAAAATAATTTTAATGTTAATGTAAAAAATGAATTAATTAGAATATTTGAAGCACATAATACATATAATAATGGTGGATATACAGGAATGGGTGTTGCATATGATTATCATATAAATGAAATAAATAAAATTACAGATATAATGAAATCAAAAAAAAAATCTTCACATACACATTTAGTAAAAGAGGACAGTGTTTTTTTTAGAGAATCTTTTTTTAATGATGATTGCATCGTATATAGTGAGAATGACGATGATATGAATCGTACTAAATTACATATGATAAGATTACCAGGAGAATATTATAGACCAACAACTGAGGTGAAACATTCAGACAATAATGTAGAGACAATTAAATCAAAAATATATAGTGATAATGTAGAAATATGTGGTTTTTGTTTATTACCTAAAAAATGTGATGATAATATAAATCCAAATGATGGATTAATAGAATTAAAATATATTTCACAGCAAAAAGAAAAATTACCAACACATGAAATAAAAAAAATCATGGAAGAAGGTAAATTAAAAAAGAAAAAAATATCTACAGATACAAATAAATATAGAGGTAAAAAAGTACAAGTAATCTATACTACAGGAGAAGAAGATGATTTACATATTATTGGGGAAATTTTATCCATTGACCGTGACCATTATCATATACAACCATCAGATTTAGATCTTCGTACTCATTCTGATTCAGGAATATGGTCTATACCAAAAAATAATGCAAATGTATTACCTTATTTTGATAAAGGAGAAAAGGTAAAAGCATGTATAGTAGATGATGAAAGTGATGATATTTTGGAACTAATTGGAGAAATAGATCATGTAGATAAAGAAAATGCACATATTAAACCAGAAGATGAGGAGCTTCGAGTGGAAGAAGATATATGGAAAATAAATTTAAAAAATGAGATAATTTCTTTTACGGATGATAATGAGCCTATTTGTGGAGATGATGATGATGTAGAAAATGAAGAAAATATTAATGTTTACCTTTTTAATGTGGAAGAAGAAATAAATAAAGAAATATTAAAAAAATTAATGTCAAATATTATACCAGATAATAAAAAAATAATACATAAATTTAAGAAAGATTTTCATAAAATAAACACTATAGAAGATGTAAATTATTTATTAAATAAATATGAGATAAGATTAGATGATTTATTACAGAGTGATGCAGAAGTTATACACAAAATATTTGATAATAACATCAAAGAAAGAATAAAAGAATTAGGTGAGAATAAGAAAAAATATAAAGAAAGATTAGCAAAAAAAAAAGAAAAACACTCTTCGAAATTATCTGAAAATTTTTCAGACAAATATTTAATATCCAATAATATTTCTGATCATTGTGATGTATATTTATTCAAGGAAAATCTTGATAGTAACGAGAATCGTTTTTCATGGTTAAATCAGTCATCAACTTCTAAAAATGTTTACTTAAATACTTTATCTAAACGTTTCATTGAAGAAATAGTGAATGGTTCAGAAATAAAATCTATAACTGATCGAATAGAAAAGGAAATAGAAAAAAATATGGTTCAATTAGCTGATTTAGAGAAAAAACATGAAGAATTAAAGGGGAAAACAGGATATTTTATGAAAAAAGAAGAATGTAAAAAAATGAAAATTACTAAAATGTACTCAAATATACAGGAATTAACAGATGATAATGATAAAGAAGAATTATTTTATGATAAAAATTTGGATGATACTGATTTCAGTATTGTAGAAGAAATAAAAAGAGAAAAGGGGGATATAGATATAACTTTACATAGAGAACAAGTCATAGATAAATTAAAGGCAAAATATAGTGATAATGATGCAGATAGCATAGAATCATTAGCAGATGACATAATAAGAGGTGGTAAGATAGTAAAGATAAATGATTTCTGTGTATTAAAAATGGGTGAAAAAAATAAATTATGGAAAAGGATTAGACCATCCGGATCGAATCCTATATGGGTATTACAGCCGCATTTAAGAGATATATCAGATGAAAATATATTGTGCAATAATACAGTAATAGATATTTATGGAACGCATGCCGATGAAGTAAGTGAAACTATAGCTCCAGAAGAACTAAGTGTAGATACTATTAATTCAGATAACAGATGTCAGATAAAAAATGAACAATGTATACCGAATGATGAATTTAAACTTGAAGAAACTATAAAAAAACTGAAAGATATTAATTCAGATTATAATACTGAAATACAACAATTGAAGAATGTAGATAAAAACATTGAAAATATTGAAGATTACTTAAGAATGATAAACAGAGTAAAAGATACAAGAAATATTTATAAAGATTACAAAAATAAAAAAAATGAGGAAAAATTCCGTGAAATGGAGGAAATGTATTTGGGTAAAAGTGCGATGAAAAAAAGTAAAGTTGAGAAAAAAATAAGTAAAGCATTAAGAAATATAGATATATATAAAAGAGACAAAGAATTACAAAAAATAATAAGATCAGATTTACTGAGGAATGCATTACCACATGAAGATATAAATTGGTTTTATTCTACTGAAACAAATGAAAAAGTACTAAGTGTACATTGGGAACATAAAATTAAAATAACACTTGAACCAAAAAATTCAGATAAAATATTAAGAGAATTGATAAAAACATATGGAACATATGATTATGGTTCAGAAATGATTGTTTGTAAAATAGATGGTGATCCATTGAGAGAGATTGATAATGATTATACACAAAGTTTTGGAGAGGAAGGTCAAATAATGAGTACAAGGGATAAATTAATATTAGATGAAAATGATGAAGAAGATGAAGAGGAAGAAGATCTGAGTAAAAAATATATTAAAGGCAGTGATAGTCATTTTATATTTAATATAATTAAAAGTATGAGTAGTAGTTTACATGTAAAACTAAGAAATGATGATACAGAAGATATTATAAGAGATTCTATATTATTTTTGAAAGAAAAGTGTGATAGTAAACATAAATGGATTGAAGAAAAGCGAGATAAAAGAATGACTACAAAAAAACCCAAAAAGAAACTAAAAAAAAAAGAGATAGATCGTGATTTGTATAATAAAGACACAGCTTATAAACAGCAAATTAATACTGAATTATCAGATGAATATGAATCATATAAATCGCTAATTTTACTAACATTTACATCTGCACGAATCCTTATATCATTACAAGTTTCTATCCCTAATTATGAATTTTCTGGTATATTCCCAAATTGTAATTTTAGTATAGATGGTTTTAAAATGGAAGAAGTTACTGATGAATCTAAAGTATCTGGTTTAGATTATATGGCATGTATCTTAGATGCAAAAAAAATAAGTGGAGGAGTATGGGACACATTATCTAAATTAAAAAGAGAAAAAATTAAAGGTGTACTAAAAGATCAGATTGAAATATGGTATAATTCAAAAGATTATATACGTTTGAAATATGATAATAAGAGAATTTATAATACTGAATTAGAGTCAAAGAAAAAACATATAATATACGACTCATCCTATTTTAAACCAGGAACAATTACAAATGATACTGAAGAAGAAATTGAGGAAATTGATATTAATTCATCAATTAAAAATATAAACATTTTCTTAAAAAAAGGAAATAGTTCAGATATAAAAAAAATGCTTTCAAAAATAAAAATAAGGAAAGAATGGTTGATAAAAAAATTAATGTACAATATAAATCAGTTTATAAGTAGTAATAAAGTTGAGTATGGTGATATAATTCATACAGTTTATACAGAAAACACATGTTGTTATGAAAATGTAAATGAGTATAATAATTATGTAAATAAATTTATTACGGAATATCCTGATTTAGAAAAATATATTAATGAACTAAATAGTATAGATAGATCTGGTATACTAAATATAAATGCATTTGAAAAACCACTAAGAATTGATACAGGAAATGTACAGACAAGGGATAATTTAACTAATGATTTTTTTAGTAATTTATCAGAAAAAGATAGGTACAGATTTTTCATGAAATATAGTAATAGTGAAGATACGATTGGATGTGAAAGGATAATAAATAAATCGGGGATAGATGTAATTACAGGATTAAAATCAGCTGCTCTTAAAATAAATGATATAGATGAACAGATTGAATTATTAAAGTCCGAAGATAATGCTATTGATGATGATGTGTACACGAATATGATAGGTAAAATTAATAAAAAAAATATATTTCCTATATCCGAAATACCATATGAATATAGTATAGTTAATGTAATAGAAAAATTAAAAAATACTATACCTGAATTAAATGATGATGATATTTTATCTAATTTAAAAGATGGTTTAGATGGACTATTTAGTAATTGGGATTCATATAATCCACAACAAATAGATGGACAGTTTGTTGAAATATTTGGAGAAATTTCATCACAAACTGAAGAAATAACAAATAATATTACAGATACATTAAGTCATAATCTGTCTCTAGATGATGAATCAACAAAAAATATTTTAGAAACAATTCGAAATATAGATAATTTAGGTGAAATATTAGGAGAAAATAGTAATGATATTGAAATATTACAGGAAAAACTATTAAAAAAACAAATATTATTATTAATTAATTGTATATGTAAGATAAAAAATAATATTTCAATCAAATTTAAGATACCAAATAAATGGGAATTAGCACCAAACCATAAAGAAAAGGTAATTGATTATCTCAATAGTAATAATGCATATTTAACTGAATTTCAGAAAATAATTAATAAAAATGAAAATAGTGTTGTTTATCATCAGTTATTTAGAAATATTTATACTAAATTTACTAATTTGAAAAATATAATAAATGATATAAATGGATATAGTGATATAAGAAATGAAGATAAAGAAATATTAAAAAATTCACAATTTAGACATAGTGAAAGTAAGTATTTATTACATTATATATTAATAAAGAGTTTACATGTCGTTCTTAATTCAAGTAATTTAATTGAAGGGGAAGATAGTATTTATGAACAAGATGATTTACTATCAGGAAATACTGATGAAGTTGATACTAAATATCAGATGGATGATGAATTCTCTGGAGGTATGGAAAAAATACATCAAGAAAAAGAGAATATTTTATCTAATTTTATAAAAATTATATTGTATAAAATGGATGAAAATCGTTCAATGTTAAATATTAGTAATCAGCAGATACAGGTTGACATTGGAATTAGTAAAGAGACAGAGAAAAATGAAATGATACAGAAAATTGATGCTATGGATGATGAACAAACAAAAGTTAATAAAGCATTGAAGGCTCATAAACTAGGTGATTGGTCTAAAGGTTTAAGAAAACAATATGAATATCAGGAAGACGATTTTGGACAAGATAAACAACAAGATGATTTTTATAGTCATGCAAAATCAAAAGCAAGAGAAAAATATGGGGATGAATTCTCAAGTGATCAACTAGAATTAGTTCGTGATGAATTAAGTTTTATAGATCGCAGGCAAAAAGAAGAACAGGAAAATTTTGATATGTCAAGGGTTTATGGAGATGCAGATGATATGGCAGGTGATAGGGATGAATACGATCAACCAGTTGGTATGTATGATTAATTAGTCTCCTTCAGGTAAATCATACCATTGCAAACCTTTTTTTTCAAGATGTTTACGATATTTATACCTATCAAATTTATCACCTTTAAATACATAATCAGGTGACATAAGATTTTTATATAATTTTTTATTTTTTTGATCTTCACAACATCTATTTGTTTCATTGATACAATTATAACAGTATGGTTTTGATATCTTACTGTCATATGAATGACTACTTCTTTGATGTATATTTACGGGCATTTCACATTGACCACCAATACAACCACCTCTTTTATTCGGATAATTTTTATTCTTCATAAAAAAAGGACATTCATTATCTTTTTTACATGGTCGATCCCAAACACCTTTTTTTATTTTCCTATATAAAGAATCTTTTCCCGAAACACAATCAAAATAATTTGCATTTTTCTCACCATTATAACATCTATATGAATCCTCTATTTTATTCAATTTTATATTCCGTATTTTATTCTCTAAGTAAGGTATTAAAATACTTTTATTGGTTGGTATGTGAATTTTTGTATTATTTATATAATACCCATTATTTGTATTATATTCTGATTTCAAAAAATCTGAATATATATTGTAATTTTCTTTTTTATATCCATCTAATGTTTTTATATTGTCTTCTGAAATAACACCATAAATATTTGCATCTGTTATATAGTATTTATTTAATAATTTATCAAAAAATACAGTAAATTCAATCTGATAACCGTAATCTTTATATTTCCTATACAGAATTATTAACAATTTATATTCGATATACTTATTATCTGGAGTTTTACTTATCTTTAAAATATTACTTTCTAATATGAAAAAAAAACCGTTACCTAATCCCTTATTTAATTTATAAATTAAAATTTGATTATTTACTTTATCTAGTATAAATTTTTTTATAAAATCATATTGTTTAATACTAATAACTTTTTTACTCATTTTTGGGTAATAACTATAACAATATTTCCTCAGTTTCTTTAGTCTGTAATTATATTTATTTTTTTTTTTTATTTTATTAAGTATATTCTGCATTTTTTCTATTTCAATTTCATGTTTTGGTAAATATAACTCACGATTATTACGGAAATATATTTTAGGATATATTTTCATTTTTTTTTCATTATTTAGTAAACCAGTATCTGGTAAATAATTTGAAAAATGTTCTTTTTTTTTTAAAATATAATAGGTAATTATAATTAATAAGATAACAATAAATATTAACATTAATAATTAATAATATTTTTTGTTAATCAAAATTTATTGGAAAAATATTCCAGGAGAAATTAATTTATTATTTCCCAGTCTTTTATCATTACATAATCCAGTACCCATTAGATATTTACAACTTTGACTATCATTGTAAATAATATATCCAATTTCTTTATAATATGATCTTGCACCTCTATGATATTTAGCTAATTGTTGAACATATGTTAAAAAAGAAGGTGATATACTGTGCCATGAAGGTATTTTATATTTAAGGTAATTTATGTTATCAAATATACTTTTTGTTAGTGCATAAACATAGGCATTGTCAACATATTCATTAGTAACTAAACATGTACGTATATAATGACCACTTACTCTATCATACATTCCAGGAGCTGTTTCGTATTTTTCTGTATTTATATCACCTTTAAATGCTGTCGGAAAATAGAATCCAATCAAATCAGTATCTATTCCTTTACTATCTGTAGTAATTATACGAACCTCATTTTTTTTACTAATTTCTTTTATAAAACTACTTGGGTGAGAAACTGTCATGTATATTCCATCTATCTCATCATTTAAAAACATTTCTTCTAATCTTGTTTGATTATTAAATATTATCTTAACATTTTTTAGTTTTGTTGCGATAGATAATATATGAAAATTATATGCTGAAATACTATTTTTACCAAGTATACCTATTTTTTTTTCACTAATATCATTCCAATTACTTATTGAAGATATATCTTTTACTACTAATGTAAAATAAGTTTTAAATAAACCACAAACAAATCTTAATGAACTATATTTTTCATCATAATGATTATTTTTTTTAAATTGTTTTTTATTATAGTACTTTACACCTAAATAAGCATCAAAATATAAATCTTCTGGACACATAAAAAATTGCGATTTATTATCAGCTAAATTACTAATCATTAAGTGAATATTTGGGCTAATATTTCTTTTTAATGGAAAAAGCTGTACTAACTCCCTCGATATTTTTTTGCTACTCTCATTATATATATCTAGTGCAATTTCTGACATGTTTTCTAAATATCTAGTTGATTGATATGTCTTTATTGTTGAATTTCTTACTAATCTAATTGGTGCATAGTCTATAAATTTCTCATTTCTCTTGTATTTTTTATACAATCTGTTATATGTTAATATAATAACTGTTATTAATAGGATTAGCGAAATTAATTTAATAACCATTATAAATAATTAATAAAATAATTTTGTATATATTATATAATGAGCAGATTAACAGAAACAATGAATGATAGCCCAATAAAAACTGCTATACTAATATATATTATTATTATGAGCATTATAGTAGTCTCGAAATCTTCTCTTATTTTTACAGAAGATGGTAAACTTAAAATGTTTGGTACTGGAAATGCAAAGAATACTACAATATTTCCTTTATGGTTTATTGCTATTATTGCTGGTATTTTTTCATATTATATTGTTACAATTTTTATTATGATTTCTAATTAAAATCTTATATTATTTATATGTTAACAGTTATTGTATTTGGCACAGTTATTACAGGTATTAGCGTATTTATTGTATCTAATACCTATATTTTCAAAAATAATACCAGATCGGCAGATCAAATTAATTATGATAATTTATAAATTTTTAAATCAAAAATTATGTTGTAATATTATATATGGATATTGAAAAATATAGGATAAGAGAAAAAAAACACTCATCATGGATAGTTCTTATTCCCCTATATAAAGAATTATACCCAGAACTTTTCAGTGAACAATATGTAAATAAATTTAAAAGTTTGTGTTCTGATAAAGCAAAACAGACAAATAGTGATGAAATTTTATGCAAATTTATTGACACTGAAATTTCAAAAGTTATAAAAGCATACAGATTAGGAGATAGTATTCGGGCTAAAGAGAGTAGTGTATTAGGTGATGCTAATAGTTTAAGAGATTTGCATGTTGAAATAAGGAGTAGTCTAAAAAATGAATTAGATATTTTTATTGAAAATAAACGCCTAGAACAAGGAAATCGTAGTTTTCATCCAAGACAGGTAAAATATGCAAGAGGAATAAAAGAAGATTTAGAAGAAAATTATGGATTTAAAGGTATAAAAATAAAAGGTGCGTCATTAATTGGTTCTGGTTCTGGGATTAGTCATAATTACAAGTGGGGATTAGATTATAATGGTGAACTAGGAACTTTACCACAAGGTACTAGTGAATTATTAAACGATGATAGTAATATCTTTCTAAGAAGATATGCAATTGGTGATGGTAGTTGTTTTATCCATTCACTTTTATGGGCAATTGATGAAAAATATCGCCTTGATAGTTCCAATAAACAAGATATTTCGAAAAAATTACGAAAAAGATTAAGTAATTTAGTTACACAAACACATTTTGATTCATATAATTTAAATTTAGTTGCTGATGGTTTTGATTCATTAAGTGAATATAAAAAACACTTAAATTCAAATTCTTTTATTGAAGGAGAAGAAATTGCTTTAATAAGTAGTTTATTAAATGTAAATATTTTTATATTTTCACTAAATTACAGTTTTAATAATATAACAACACCAATAAGTGAATCTTTTCCTTTTAACATTAATAAATTAACATTTGATATTAAAAGACCAACAGCATTAATATACTGTATGAGTGGTAGACATTATGAGCCAATTGTGTCATTTAAACGTCAGGAAGAAAGGGAGAATGGTGAGATACAGCATATATTTAATTCTGAATCAGATGTAATTCAAAGAGTTGCAGCTAAATATTTAACAGATTATTCTCCTGGTGGTGAATATGGAAGAGCAAGAGGTGCTGCTGATGCAGCTAGAGGGGGTCTTGGATCTCAAATGATGAGGAATTGGTATAATAATGGCGTGCATATGCAAGAATGTGAAAAAGAAGATGGCAGATATAAGAAAAGTAATGGTTATCGTATTCCTAAAAATGGTGTCTTATGTCCAGATGAATCTCCTTATTTATTTAATGAAAGAGATGATTCTGCTAATACATGTTGTTCAAGAAACGAAGAAGCCGGATTACACATTGGTGAATCAAAATTAAGTGATATTCTTAAAGAGTATAACACTATAGTTATACAATCTTTCTGGAAAAAAAAACTTCATAGGGAAAAAACTGAAAGGAAAGCGGATTTAATAAAAAAATTATCAAGTAGAAAAATATCACTAGTTGTTGCACAAACATTTCCCGTATTAAAAGATGATATGATACAATATCTTAATGGAAAAGGTTTATCTATTGACGAATTAATAAAAAAAATAGAAAGTGAAATTGAGGCGGATAAAAAAAAGAAAGCAGAGGAGGAAGAAAGAAAAAAAAAACAAAGAGATGCAAAACAAGAAGCACAACTAAAAAAATTAAGAGCAAAATATGTAGTTGAATTATTCCAATTAGGTGATATGGGCTATAGCAATGAAGATGTTAACTTACATTATCTTAAAAGGACAAGTGATAGTTTAAGTCCAGATGACCGAATGATAAAAGTTCTAGATAATCTTATCGCAAATGGAAGTCCAGATGTTGATTTGTTTTCATCATCTAAATCATCTTCTTCATCTTCATCATCTTTATCATCATCTTCTTCTTCAAGTTCAAAAATACCATTTAAATTTTTAGGTATATCTGACGATCAAGACGATGATGTGCAGGACGAAGATGAAGAATATTCAACGCAATCTAAAACAATATATATAAAAAAAATAGATAAAAACATTAAATTTGCAATCGGTAACATACTTGTTCAGTACAAATCAATTGGTAAATATGTTCGATCATTATATGTTTCTCATATTGATGAAGATGGAGATACAGTATTTCTTCGTGTTGGACTAATGCAAGTACCATCTGAAAATTCAAAAAGTTCAACTGGAAATATAGAAATATTTCCAACAAAGATTCGTTATTTGAAAAAGAACAAATAAATCTAGAATATATTAGTAACCATTAATTATGAATTAATAGTTATTATTACTTTTATCAATTTATTCTGATTTTTTATCTAAATCAGATTGAGCTTTTTCTTGTGCTTGTGCAAGTGCTTTAGGATTCATCATACATCCTTTTTTCTTTGATACAAAATAAGCTGATGCAACTGCTGGCCATGAGCCCATTGCTAAAAAGAAACCATCTATTAAATATACTACTAATTTTGTTGAAGTGCCAAATAGATTATAAAATGGTTGTTTTAACCATGTTAAAAAGTATGAAAGAAAATATACTGTAATTGCAGCAAAAGATACTTTCAACCCATTTAGAAAAGATACAGTATTATCGTAATTATCACATTCAGCGATACTTGCTTGTTTTGATATAGATTGACCAATAAATGTCATTGTTATTAATGCCATTATTGGTATTGCCATAATTTCACTCATGGATGTAAATTTTAATAGCGTGTAATAAGCTAAAACTGGTGTTAATATCGCAACAATTGATACTAAAACAAATGAATTCATTAAAGTACTTTCGGATGCCATTACCAATATAAAAGATTATTATATATATATTTTATCTATAATTATTAATTAAATTATAATTAAATTAATTTAATTAACTCAGAAAATTTTCTTACAAGTAAATAGTTAATGAGACCAAGATTAATTGATAGTAAAATATTAGGTGGTGTACAAAATCGAATACATAAAGTAAAAAAAAATTCGATAGATAACCTAAATAGTAATCTAAATATATTACTTTTTATTTTTATTGTTGGTTTTGGTTTATCTTTATATTCAAGGTATAACAATAGGTATAAAATAGATAAACAACAACAAATCAAAAATTTTGCAAATGAAGTGAATACTTATTACAAAGAGTATCAATTAAAAAAAAAAGAAGATAAAATTAAGAATATCTTAAATAATACCAAAAAAACCCAAATATTTAATGAATATATTATGAATAATCAAAATAGACCATCAAATTTAGTACAAAATAAAGATTTTTATAATGAACATATCATTTTACCACACAATACAATAGTGTAATATCATGTACATAAAATATTAATGGAATAGAAATAAAAATATTAATATATTATATAAATGACATTAATATCAGATATACTTGGAAAAAGTGGTGATTTTTTAGAAAAAGGAGGGAGAGCTCTTAAAGCTGCACAAAAAGAATTCTATACAAATGTTGAGGGAGAAGAAGGTTTTATCAATTTTCGACAAAAAGGTGGTAAATTAAGAAAATCTTCAAAAAAAATAAATAAGAGAAAGATAAAAAAAACAAATAAAAAAAAAACTAAAAGAAAACAAAATGCTGGATTTATTCGTGATGGATCTATACAACATTGGACAACTAAGTGTAATCAACGACCAATGATAAGTAACAATAGAAATACTATTGAATTACAAGAAGGTTCTGGTAAAAAAAAACATAAAGGTGGAAAAATAAATTACGGTCCTTATTTATCAGTAGATAACAATATTACATCTAGTTCAAGATTAGGTGCACCTAGCAGAGTATCATGTTCACAATTAAATAAACCAATTAGAAATACTTCTTTCAAACTTGGTCTTCATATCGGCAATGGGAAAAAAAAATCAAAAAAAAATACAAATAGAAAACTACGTTCTAAGAAATAATATTATCAGTTGTAGCAGGAAATAAAATTAAAAGTTCTTAATTAGAGCATTTAAGATAACATATATTATAGAATACAATTTTTTTTTTAAAAAGGAGAATTATATTTTATATATAAATAAGTATTATATGAGGAAAAATAAAAACGATAATAGAGATTATATAAAAGATATAAATACAAAAATTGATGTATTAAATGGTCTATATGATTATAGAGATGTTTATATTGCAAAAATTAATATACACGAAGTAATAGAAAATTATTGGAAAAATGTAAGAGAATGTGAGATACTATTAATAAATATAAATGATAAATTATTATTGGGAGTGAATGAAAAAGATAATATGGATAACGAAAATAAGATAATTGAAAGTATATCTAATTTAAGAGAATATTTAGAGGGAAATTGTGAAAAAATAGAGAACGTAATAGATCAATGGTATGGTATAAAAATAGAAAATGAAGAAATAATATCATCAGATACATATTTGTGCCATCTAACACATAAAATAATGAGGATATATGATAATACAATATCAACACTAATTTATACCTTAAATTTTGTAAAAAATAATTTGAATAATTAATTGTATGTAAAAAAAATAAAAAAAATCTAACAAACTAATATAAATTATGGATAAGAGTCAGACAGATTACCAAGAATATTTAGATGAACTAAGAAAATATTTTGAATCAGTTACTAGCAATAAAACACAGACAAAAAAAAAGAAAGGGCAAAGCAAAGTACATTTTGAAAGATTAAAGGATGGATCCTATGTAAGAAAAAGCGATGATGGTTTTAATGATATAACTATAAAACCTCCAACCTACTTAAATTACCAAAAAAAAATAGAAAAACTGCAGACAGAGAAAAAAAAAATTCTATATAAAATCATTATATTAAAAGAAAATATAAGTAAAAATTATGAGGATGCGAATGACCGAGAAGAATATGATAAAAAACGTTCAGAATTGTCTGATATAAATAATAATATATCTAGTTTACAAGAAAAATATGAAAAACAAACAAACACTGAAGACAAAAAAAAACAATTAAATAATTTATATGATGAAAAAGATGTATTAGAACAAGAAATGAGAGAAATTTACTACAAAATAAAAAAATATCCAGTTGACTCATCTGAGTGGAAAGAATTATCAGAACAATACTTGTCAACAAAAGATGATACAAGTTTGAGAAAAAGGTTTAATAATGTAGTAGAAAAAATAATAAATATAGAGTGTGATTTGAAAGGTAAATATATTGGTGACGCATCAAGAATAATAAATAAGTATGAAGATAAATTTTATTTACGAAAATATTCTAAAAATAGAGGTTTTTTGATAGAATCAGAACCAAAAATTAAGTCTAAAACGAAAAAAATAAGAAAAGGAAGGAGAAAGATGGATACTATAAAAGGGGATGATAAGGGAGATGTAGTAATAAAAAAAAAAACAAGAAAAAAAACACAGGCTGGTGGAGATGTATTAGAAGAAAATACAGCATTAGTTAGTATACTAAAACATAAAGGTTCTAAAAAAAATAGAAGAAATATAAGTTGGGAAAAGATGGACAAAGGTGGTAACTTACTTAATGACAGATCAGGAAATGATTTAGAATCAATAGAAGGTATTGAAAATATAAATTTAGATAATTTAGAAGAAATAAATTTAGATGAAATAGGTGGTGAGGAAGATTTAGGTGAAGAAGCTAATGAAGAAGATTTAGAAGATAATAACGATAAAAATGATGAAAATGAAGAGCCATTTTTAGATAGTATTAATATAGAAACGACTAATAATGAAAGAATGGACGGTAGTGAACACACTTTTATTGAGAATAATATTATGAAAGGGAGTGAAATTAATGATGATAAAAAGGAGGAAGATATAAATAAATTAAAAGAAGTAAGTGAAGAAGTAGGTGAAGAAGGTGGTGTAAATACGGAAATAGATGAATCTGAAAATAAAGAGATTAAGATTGGCGGAAATTTAAAAAAAAATAGTGATATTAATCTTATAGAGCAATTAAACAAAAAAAATGAAGAAAAAGAAAAAAATGAAAAAAAAGAATTAGAAGGTGATTCAGAAAATATCAAAACAATAACAATTAAAATGTAAAAAAAAATTCTAATATAATTATAATATGTTTACTTTGTTTTCAAAATTAAATCCATTAGTATTTTTTATTGCTTTAGCAATTGGTTTATTTGCATGTTATGTAACTTCACCTACACCAACGATAGTAATCAAATACCCAACGCCGGATAATGGTGGTTTAGTAACATATATGGATGAAGCTTCGAATTGTTATCAGTATAAGGTGAAAGAAATACCATGCCCAAAAGATAAAAGTAAAATAAAGGAGGTTCCAGTACAATAATTAAATAATAATTGATATTATATTATTTTTCTAAAAAATAATATTATATTATAATAATATATGTTTTCATTAAAAAATGTTTTAAATGATCAGTTAGGTTCTATATTAGTATCAGTAATTTTAGGGCTAGGTATAGCTGCAATGTTTAGGAAAGTATGTAAGGGAAGAAATTGTATTGTTCTGAGGGGTCCTGATCCAAATGAAATAAAAAAAAATATATATGAATGGCAAGATAGATGCTATAAATATAATCCAGTAGCAACAAAATGTCAGAATAAAAAAAACTTAGTTAAACAGTTAAAAGAATAAAAAAACTTAATTAAACAGTTAAAAAGTTAATTCGTTTCATTTTTAATTTTTTATATATAAAGAAATTATATAAAAATGGCTTCAAAATCAACACCAATAAATCAATTGCCAAATCAAGGGCAACAGGCTCAACCATCACAAAATGAACAAGATAATCAATTAGTAAATGAGATCTTAAATGAAATAGAGACACAAAATGCTCCAGTAGAAAACGATAATGCACGTGAATCAAATAATGAAAATACATATCAAAGACAAATGGATCCAGGTGTAAATCAGCAATCTTTTGATCAAGAGATGGATCAGGGAGGACCATCTCAAGAACAAATCGCACAAATGCAACAACAACAAATGCAACAACAAATGATGGAACAACAAATGATGAAAGAAAGTGAAATGAATGCACCAGCTGAAAAAGTAAGTCTCCAACAACAAATAGTAGATCAAGTAAAAGCTCCATTACTTGTTGCACTTATCGTATTTGCATTAAGTTTTCCTTTTGTAAATCAATTACTTGCAAAAGTACCAAAAGCTTTAAGTGATACTGGACAATTAACAACAATTGGTTTCTTATCTAAATCTGTATTTGCCGGACTATTATTTTATGTCGTTAATAAATTTGTATTAGAATAATTTAATTAATTTTATAAAAATAATAATAATCTTTATAATATTATCTAAATAATAATATAATGATTATAAAATACTTAACGCTATTAATCGGAATTTCATATTTAGTAATAACAGCATATTTTAAGAAATATATGTCAGTATTAACATTTGCCGTATTATCTGGTCTAATATTTATTATGAGTCAAAGTATCGAGGATTCAGTAACATTAGCTGTAATTATATCATGTTTATTTATATTATTCGAAAAAAAAGATAAAGACAATTATGAAGGATTTGCAGTAAAAGAGAAAAAAAAAAGAAAAAATAAAAAATCAAAAAAAAAAAAAGATAATTATGGTTCGGGAAATCATGTAGATTTAGGAACATCTTTTTTAGAAGCGTATAAAAGTTTATCACCAGATCAAATAGAAGCTATGACAAGTGATACAAAAGAATTACTTAATACACAGAAATCATTAATGAAAACATTAGAAACACTTGGTCCAGTAGTTAAAGAAGGAAAAGGAATATTAGATCAATTTAAAGGGTATTTTGATAAAGATGATATTTAAATAAAATTTGCGTAATTAATTATAAATTAAAATAGAATATATATCTTAATATAGGGTATATGAACTTACAGTTAAAGAAATTCAATATGGCTTCTATTAAAGATGATAAAGTTGTCGTTTTAATAGGTAAAAGAGAAACAGGTAAAAGTTTTTTAACAAAAGATTTACTATATTATCATCAAGATATACCTGTTGGAACTGTAATATCTGCAACAGAAAGTGTAAATCAATTTTACGGAAAAATTGTTCCTAGTTTATTTATTCATGATGAGTATAATGAAAATATAATATTAAATGTTTTAAAGAGACAAAAACAGGTAGTTGATAAAATGAATCAAGATGTTGATACATATGGTAAATCTAATGTTGATCCAAGAGGATTTTTAATATTAGATGATTGTCTATATGATCAAAGTTGGACTAAAAGTAAATATATAAGATCATTATTTATGAATGGTAGGCATTATAAAATTATGTTTATTATAACTATGCAATATGCACTTGGTGTACCGCCAAATTTAAGAACTAATATTGATTACGTTTTTGTTTTAAGAGAAAATATTTTTCAAAATAGGAAAAGATTATATGAAGGATATGCTGGAATGTTTCCAACTTTTGAAATTTTTTGCCAAGTTATGGATCAATGTACTGAAAACTTTGAATGTCTTGTTATAAATAATAATGCTAAAAGTAATAAATTAGAAGATCAGGTTTTTTGGTATAAAGCAATGAGTCACCCAGATTTTCAGATGGGTGCAAGAGTATTTTGGGAACATCATTCAAATAATTTTAATGACAGCTATAATGGTGATAATAATGGTGATGAATTTGACATAAATAATCTTCGAAAAAAGAAAAATACAACATTAATTAATGTCAAAAAAATATAATTATTAATAAAATATATAAAGTAAATTATTTAAATCTATAGTGAATATGATTATTTACTATAAATGGATAAAGATATTTCTAAAAAACAGGAAGATATTAATGATTTTTTAACAGAAAAATGTAAAATAGAAAATAATGATAACGATAAAATATCGGAGGTAGATAATGATTTAGAAGAAGAATGTGATATTAATGATATCAATACACTTAATTCCGAATATACTTCTGATATATTAAATTTAAATTCTTCCAATAATATTACAACTAATATTGAAAATGAAATTAAAATAAAGTTGAAAAAATCATGTGTACTCTATCGTGAACGTGAAATAAAAATATTAGATAATGTTCATCATATAAATGGTTTTAACGTTAATATAAATGAAATGAAAAAATCTGGTGTAGAATTAGAAAAAAATTTGTCTGAAATGAAAAATAATTATGAAAAAATTCCAGACAAAATTAAAAAACTTGAAAATACTAACCCTCAATCTCAATTTGATAAAATAAGTAAAAACAATGAACTAGAAAAATTAAACAAACAAAGCAGATTGTTTAAAGATGATTTGTCTGATATTAAAGAAAAAATAACTAATAATAAAAATTTAATTGAAATTGAAGAAAAAAAATGCAATAAATTCACACTAAATAAAAATAAATTAAAAGAAAAAAATGCTGAACTATTTGAAAATATGATAAATATAATAAAGATGAATAATGAAGTAAATAGTGAAATTAATAACACAATTAATTTTGACAAACAAAATAATGAAAATATTATTCAAGGTATTGACGATAACATTAATTTTTATACATTTGAAAATTATAAAGAAAATGCACAACAGTTAGATGAGGAAAATACCACATTCCAAGATATTATGTATAAAATTACAAATATTAGTAGTGAATATACTAATAAAATAAATATAATAAAAAAAAATGCTAAAATAAATAATGTATTACCTGAAATATACTATATATCTATATTTAATATGATAGTGTCGTTTGGGTATATTTTTAATACAGCCTATACGATAAATACGTTACTATGTTTCTATCTATTTTTATTGTCAATTAATAACATAATTACAAAAAATACTAATATTAATATAATCCCTGAATTAAAAAAAATTATAAATGTGTATCTATCTGATAAAAATTTAAAATTAAAAATTGAGAATAATATGAAAAATTTGGCTAATTTTTTTCAAGAAATTTATAAATTTATAAATAACATAAATAAGAATACATTTTCACTATTATTATTTGCAATGATATTAAGAAATTTAAATTTAATAGAAATGTATTTATATAAATATGTACATATATTACTTAATTTGATATTTTTAGCAACTTTATTATCAAGATTATTAAATAAACGAGAAATAAGTGAAAAAAATAAAATTGATTAAACCGTATAGAAGAAGTTATCGTTTGTATTTTCAGATATTTGTTCTTTATCATCTTCATCAGAATCGACTGAATACAAACCTTTAGCTGTAAACATTTTTTTAAATTGACCACTTATATCATCTGGAGCTAATTGCTCTTCATAAAATGTTTTTGGTACGAATCTATATTCTATTTTTGGTGGTGGACAAATATTTGTACTTTTAGTATATCCAATAACAACAAAAATTATACCAACTAATAATATTAATAATGCTATAGATTTCATTATTATTATTATATATAATAATTTATAATTATTTATTCCTTTTTTTTATATTCCTCAAATTCTTTTTTCATATCAGAATGACCTGTCTCATTACTTAATTTATCTAATAACTCCTGACTATCATTTTGCCCTTGTACTTCAGTTTCACCTTCACCTTCTCCTTCTCCTTCTCCTTCACCGCCATCATTTTCTGAGTTTTTTTCTTTTTGTTTTTTACTTTCTTCGTTTGCTGATTGTATTTTCTTTTCAACTTCTTCTTGATAAAATATATCCTTTTTATCTTGATTTTCTTTATAATTTTTAACAAGTGAATTTAGTTCAGATTCCAGATATTCTTGATTTTCAACTTGATCTGCATTTGGGTCCCATGGAAGCCAATATCCAACTTGACCAACAAAGACATGGTGTGATTTATCAATTCTTTGCAAAACTTTTGCTCTAACTTCGGCTTCTCTGTATGAATCGTATGTTCCTCTAACCTTTACACCACGTACAGTTGTTTGGAAATTATTTTTTTCATGGAATAATTTCTCTAAATTATCTTTATTACTATATACATAATTATCATATTCTTCAGTTAATTTATTTTCATCCAAGTCATATTTTTTACTTAAGGATTTAAGAAAGTTATGTAAAAAAAATACATCCTTATTTTTTAAAGTGTTTTCAGGTGAGACAAATGATAAACATACAAAGCTCTGACCTGGAATGGGTTTATCTACTTGGAGATAATCTACTTTTTCTTCTGTTGAATTCCCTGACATTTAATATAATATATATATACGGCATTCTTTTAAGTGATTAATAATAAAATATTAAGACAAAATAAATTAAATGAATTAAATATTATTTTTTGTTTAACCATCAATTTATTGAAATTTAATATAAATTTTTTTCTTTACATATATTATAAATTAAGATGTCATACGATGATGAAACTGTTTTTGATATAAAAGAGATCGGTAAAAGAGCCGTAAAATACTTCGTAGAAGGTGCCATGGTTGCTGTCGCTGCTTACTTTATCCCACGTAGAGGAAAAGGTGGTGCATCTATGTTAAACTGGGAAGAAGTACTCATGATTGCTTTAACTGCTGCTGCTACATTTGCACTCTTAGATATGTACGCACCAAGTGTTGGACACACCGCAAGACAAGGTGCCGGATTCGGTATCGGCGCTGGTCTCGTACAATGGCCTGGAAGCGGAATGGGTGGTTATGGACCAACTAACGCTTAAATAAACTAATAAATACACTATAATTCAATCAAATTAGTATAAAAAAATAATCCTATTATTTTATATTATTTTATTATTTAAATGATAAAATCACTCTATCCTGAATATACATATAATGTTATGGTTATTGGTGATAGTGATGTCGGTAAAACATCAATTTTATCACGAATAAATAAAGATTACGTAGAATATCCTTCTAGTACAATAGGAATTGATTTTGTTTCAACTAATATTTTTACTAAAAATACTTATAATAAATTACATATATGGGACTCATCTGGTAATCAAATATTTAAATCATTAACTATTCCATATTACAAAAATTGTCATGCATTTATAATTGTATATAATTTGAATCTATATGAATCATTCAAAAATTGTCAATATTGGATAAATGAAATTTATCAAAATGCTTCAAAAAATGTACATATTTCTATCATAGGAAACAAATCAGATTTAGAATGCAATATTCCAGAAAAAGATATAAATGATTTTTGTAAAAAACATAAATTAAAAAATCATACAAAAATCTCTTCTAAAGAAAGTACTGATATTGAAGTACATAATATATTTTTAAATATTGTAAACAATATCAGTGTACCTAAAAATATACATACATATAGTAATAAAAAAAGTGTAAAAAATACTCCAATAGATAAATGTTGTATTATAATTTAAATAGATTTAATAAATTCCCAACCTAATTCTTCACATATTTTTTCCCATATTAAATCCTGTTGATGTAATTTCTCTCTGCTTTTCAATAAAGGAAAACACACAAGATATTCGTCTAAATCTAATAATTGTACAAATTTATGTAATACATACGAATAAGATAAAAAGTTTTTCCTATCTCTTGGGCAATGTTTTAAAAATGGTGTCTGTATTTCCTTGAACATCATTCTTAATTTTTCCTCTGTTTCTCTTGTCATTATTGGTGCTTGTATACCATTTAAACTGTTTATTATATGTGGTACATGTTCATAATATTTATTTAATCGTAATTTCTTTAATATATCTCGTACTTTTGTTTGTGTTAATTTTGCCATATTTTCAATTCTTTCTTTCTTTATTTCAAGTAATATTTGGTTGTATACTTCTTCTGGTATAACAGTTGATTCTTTTGCTTGAAATTGAGCCAGCCACTCATTAAAATGATTAATTCTTTTATACGCAAAATAACTTATTTCTCTTGGTGGATCCTTAAATGATGGTTTATCTGAATCAATTATAACTTTATCAATTCTACCGCATTTATTACATATCATTATTCCATCAGATTGATATAAAGTTTTCTCTGTTCCACATATTTTACATATTTCTTCATCATTTACTACTAAATCTGGCACATATTTTTTATCTGTTAATGATAAATATTTATCTAATAACTTTTCTCTCGATACGTATTCATTCAAATTATAAATACTTTTTTCATTATTTTCATTATCATTTTCATCTATATCTTCTTTATTATTTTCATTATTATTTTCATTATTATTTTCATTATTATTTTCATTATTATTTTGTTGCGGTTTTTGAAAAAAATCTAGTACAGATGCATTATTTTTATTTATTGTTTTCTTTTTCACTATTTTTGATTTTCCTTTTGCTATATCATTTATATTTTCATAGTATTGATGTAAAATTAAACCAGTATCTAATAAATATTGTGTTTCTTCTTTATTATTTTCAATTTCATGTATTTCTTTTTCAATCTTTTCTATTTCTTCTTCCATATCCATAATTTTATTTATTTCAACATCACTCAGTTCATTATAAGGTTTACTTTTTATTGAAAGTATATTATTTGTAAGATTTTCAAGTTTTTTTTTTTTTAATGGTAACGATTTATTTTGATCTTTAAAGTATTTTAATTTCTCATTATGTTTTGCATCTAAAGTAACTCTGCAATCAATCGGTCCTTTTTTTCTATTCTTTATCTTTAAATTAGCCGACATGTATTTAAATAAATAAATAGTTCCTTTAAGTATAATTATATTAATGTCTTAAAATAACGCAAACCTTAATAATAAATTATATGAATAATGCGTAATTAATTTATTTAATACATCTTATAATTTAATTATTCAATTAATGGATTATGAAAATATAGATAAAAAAAAATTACAAAAAATGATATTTATATTCAATGCAGTTGAGGCTGGATGGTCTGTATCTAAAATTGGAAATGACCACATTGAATTACATCAGAAAAAGGGTAAAACTATTGTTGATAATTTGGAAAATTTTGTAAAAAAAAATCTTGATTTAGCTAACTTATATAAACATAGTACTTAAGGAAAATTAATAATGAAAATATTCATAAAAAAAATGTTAAATATATTTATAAGAAATTATTTTTCTTATATTTATTTAATTAATTAATAATTTTAATTAAATTATTTTTGAATTTTTTTGCGTTTTTGGAAAATTTTTTTCTTTGCTTATATTATAAAAAAAAATGGGAGGAGGATTAATGCAATTAGTCGCCTACGGTGCTCAAGATATCTACCTTACTGGTAACCCACAAATTACTTTCTTCAAAGTTGTATACAGAAGACACACTAACTTCTCAATGGAATCCATTGAACAAACATTCAACGGTTCAGCCGACTTCGGTAAAAAAGTAACCTGCACAATCTCCAGAAATGGTGATTTAATCCACAGAGTATACTTACAAGTAACCACCCCAAGAATCGAATGCCAAGACGCTGGTGACAGATTCAGATGGCTCAACTGGCTCGGACACGTCCTTGTCAAAAACTGTGAAGTCGAAATCGGTGGTCAAAGAATCGACAAACACTACGGTGACTGGCTCCACATCTGGAACGAACTTACCCAAACCGCTGGCCACCAAGTCGGTTACGCCAACATGGTTGGTAATGTTCCAAGACTTACCCAAGTTGTCAGTGGACAAGGTGGACCTTCTGGTCAACCACCTCAAATGACCACTGATATGTGCA